TGTTACAAATGATATTAATTTCACTAAAGAAAATGTTAAAATATGTACTCCTCTTATTAAGATATTTGCCACTCAAAAATTATCTAATGGAGGTACTCTAAGTAAGGAGCAGTTTCAAAATAATCTTAAGAGTTATTCAGATAATCTAATAGATTTCCAAAAGAACATTTTTAATAATTTGATGACTTATTTACAAAAAGAGTTACCAAATATTTCAACTGTACCGGAAGGAGGAATAAAATCTGCAATTGACGGTGAAATTCCTAAAGTCCAATTTTGGGAAATGTTCAAAGCCTTGAACGACAAGTGGATAGCGGGTAATACATATAGTGAGGATACATTGTTACAAGACTTTTTATTCCTTGATAGAGGTTCGAGAAACATTGGTGACAAGATTTTAGTTGATCCTTTTGTTTTAAAGGACAAATTAAGATATCTAAATTCAAGTGCAAGTGTGTTTACTTTAATCTCGGGTATTCTTGTTGAAAACCATTTCAGTGTGATGCCTCTTCCAGCATACGTTAACTTTTATAATGTTCAAACACCTGATGGTACATCCACACCAAAAACAGAAGCAAGTGTAGATTTTGCCAATAGTATATGGGGAACGTTTCTGAGTGTTGATTATAGAAAATCATCACCGAAAATGGTTTGTTTCTATTCAGAAAAACCTTCAGCGTATGCTGACGGAGCGGGTAATAAAGATTATAGATATAAAAACGATGGATTTTCGTGTAAAAGTGTAACTGATAATCCAACGTTAGAAGATCAAACTAATAAAACCGATTGGGCTTTATCAAATAGATGTGTTGGATTTAATGTTGACATGGGAGTAAGAAATCAAGGAGTATTTTACAATTTTAGTATATCACAAGATTTGGGCAAAGCAACAAGTGAGAGTTTAGTTGCGACAAATCAATTGGGTAACCAAGCCTCAGGAAGAAAAGTTACATCTCAGAATGTTTCTTTATTAAACATTTATAACGAAAGAAGTTATCAAGCAAACGTGGTTGCCCTCGGAAATGCGTTAATTCAACCTATGATGTATTTTTGTTTGAATCATGTTCCAATGTTTAATGGGGCTTATCTGATAACGGAAGTTAATCATACAATATCACCGGGAGTTTTCCAAACATCATTTACTGGAACAAGACAAAGAATTTTCGCGGCACCTAAGATCAATAATTATTTAATTAGTCTCAATCAAAATCTATTACAAAAGTTAGAGGAGAAATTGAAAGTTGCTCAGACGGCACCAACAACTGCTGCGACAACTGAAACAAGTAAAAAATCAAATGCTGCTCCAAATTCTTGTGTTGGTAGTTTGAATAAAAAATATGAAAAAGGATTCGAGGCGATAAATTCAACATCAACTAAGACAACAACTTTAGATTTATTTAGTAACATTTATAAAAACAGACCAGCAAGTAGATCCGATAGACAACAAAAAACATTAACGTTTGCGGCTTTTGCTTTCGCATATGTAATGTCCTATGAAAATAGTGCGATTCAAGGGTACAATAATAACTATGGCAATGTTGACTTGGGTGAAGATTGGGGGGGAGCTGGTACTAATAATTTCTTAAAGACTTATTGTTGTGTTAACATTGGTACTGATAGAGGATCAAAACCAAAACCATTTGCAAATTTTGCGTCGATAGACAACTTCAGTAAACTTATGTTAGCTAGATTAGATGTAAACTTTGATCAGATTAAAGAGTTTTATCCTGGTACGATATTACCAACGGCGGATGCGTTGTATAATTATTTTAAGGCGGCTTGGCCTAAAAATAAAAAAGAAAAAGAACAATCTGATTTTGAAAAAAATCAAGGTAAAGAAGTTAGAGCAAAATTCGACAAAGCTGTTTTAGAAATTAGAGCGTTAGCTCCTCAGTTGAATATTGACCTTGCAGTTAGCACTCCTTCTCCGTCATCCTCTCAAAACGTGCCAAATGTTACACCAACACCTACACCTTCTCCTGCAGCCGTAAACCAAGTTCAAACACCTAATGCGGATGATAGAACAATATTAAGTAATGCTGGAAAGGCAACAGAATCATTAACATCAGTAGGGTATTCATTAATTGCATCTACGTCGTCGAATGGATTGTTAACTATTACAGGAAATATCGGTTCATCACCATTATCAAGATCTTACAAACTGAAAGTATATTTAATTTCTTTTGAAGGAACACAATCCGAAACTGTAATAGGAGAAACTCAATTAATACCAAAATCTCTTGGACAAAATAATGGATACACATTTACAACATCCAAATCTTTCAGAAGGGAATGTGATATAGCGGCTGATCAAACAAATAGCTCAATAGGATTTAAAGTTCAAGTAATTGAATATCCTGAATACCAATACGCAAATACATTTAGAGTAATGAAATATGATTGTCCAACAAGAAATCTATTACCTGGAGATGTGGTGAACAGGGCGGTTTATGAACAGATAAATGCTAATCCATGTGCAATTTGTTATCCTAACGGAGGACCTGGTATTATAATTAATGGAAAAGAGTGTTTACCAAATACAAAACAACCAAGACAGAACATTTTTAATACTACTACTGATAAGGATTCAACAGGAAGAATAATAAAAGTTACATTTACTATTAAACCTGATGCGGGTATTTGGAAAATATTCACGGGTAAATATGATTCTAAATGTGTTGGAACAACCGCTTTTAATACTACTTCAGGTGAGATATCTCAAAACCAACAAAGTGTTTCATTTGATATTGTTGATATAATTGATGGGTGTGATCCTGGTTCATATAGAGTAAAAGTAGAATGTACGGCTCAACCATATCTTGCTAATGGTCAACTAGATAACACAAAGATCCAAGATTACGCTTCTTATGTGGTGGAAGGGATAATTTGATAATAACAATATATTTATAAATAAAAATAACATGGATATTAAAACAGCCTTAAACAATTACCTTGGAAAATCTAGTAGATATTCTGAGTTAGATAACGGTGACGGATCAAAAGAGGTTTGTGACTTAGATACAGGTGACTGTTATACAGTACGTATGAAAGACGGTCTTATTGAAAGAGTAGAAAATACTATGACAATAAATAAAAAAGTTAAAGTTGAAACTCGTCAAGGATTTAAACAATTATTAAATGGATAACAAAATGAATTTAGATAAAAAAATAATTGCAGAGATTGCAAAGTTCAATAAAGTGAACAAATATATTATGGAACAAGATGCTGCTGCTTTACCGGCGCCTGTTGAAGATCCTGCAGCTTTACCTGATGCACCTGCACCACCTGAAGACCCTGCGGCAACACCGGCTACGGATGCTCCCGCAGAAAAAATAGATGTTGCAACAGATCCTGATGTTGAGAAAATCGACGATAAAGGAGATAGTGAAGAAGGAGATGGAACGGAAGAACTTGATATTACAGACTTAGTTAAGTCACAAAGTAATATTGAAACTAAACAAGATGATTATTTTGAAAATCTTTTTGGACAACTTTCTAATTTAGAATCTAAGTTATCTGAAATGGATAGTATTATGTCTAGATTAAATTCGATAGAATCTAAAATTGAAAAATATAGAACTAAAAGTCCTGAAGAAAGGTTAGAACTGAGAAGTTATGATTCTTACCCATTCAACCAAAAACTTTCAGACTTCTTTGAAGATAAAGAAAAAGAAATGGAATTAACAGGTAAAAAAGAATATATTTTAACACCCGACGAAGTAACTGATATTAATGCTAGTGAAATTAAAGGAACATTCCAACCTTCAAAAACTGATGATAATCAAAACTACGGTAGTAGATAATTAAGAAAAAAATAATTTAATTTAAGGGATTACAATAGTAGTCCCTTTTTTTATTTGACAGATGAACAATGTTTGATTATATTTATTGTATAATAATTTATAAAACTTAAATCAAAAAACATGAGTTCATTAGACGCCGTATTGGCACAGTATGAAAAATCGAAGCAAGCTTCAGGGGGTTCCCAATCTAAAATGTCTCAAGATGAAAGAATGAAGAAATACTTCGCTCTTATCTTAGAAGACAAAGAAAAAACAGGATCAAGAAAGATCAGAATTTTACCAACACCAGATGGTTCATCACCATTTAAAGAGGCGTGGTACCACGAAATTCAAGTTGGTGGAAAATGGCAAAAATTCTACGATCCAGGAAAAAATGACAACGAACGTTCACCTTTAAATGAGGTTTATGAAGAGTTGATTTCTACAGGAAAAGATTCAGATAAAGAATTAGCAAAACAATACAGATCACGTAAATTCTATATTGTTAAATTAATTGATAGAGACCGTGAAGAAGATGGTCCAAAGTTTTGGAGATTCAAACACAATTACAAGAATGAAGGTATTTTAGATAAAATCATTCCTATTTGGAGAAACAAGGGTGATATTACCGATCCTGAAAAAGGTCGTGATTTGATCATTGAGTTATCAAAGTCTAAAACAGGTAACGGTAAGGATTATACAACAGTACAAACTATTATGTATGACGATCCAACACCTGTCCACGATGAAGCAGATCAAGCTAAGGCTTGGGTTAATGATGAGTTAACTTGGTTAGATGTTTATTCTAAGAAACCTGTTGAGTATCTTGAAGCAATTGCAAGAGGTGAGGTTCCACGTTGGGATAGCGATAAAGGTGGTTACGTTTATGGTAACGACGAAGAATCTACTACATCAATCGGAGGATCAAAAGAACTTTTTGTTGACACACAGGCTGACCAAGAACCAGATGGTGATTTACCATTTTAATTTATAACGGGTGGGAATAAACTCCCACCCTTAATTTTTTATATGACATTTAAAGAAGAAATCGAATTACAACTAAGAGACAATAGAATATTGTCTTATGAGTTATTGAGTGAATTAGAAAATAAGAATTACTTTTCAGGTAGAGGTAAACAAATTGGTGATACAATTTTATTCGGAATGTTGAAAGGTGAGACTGAGGACGGAGAAACAAATTTTAGTTTAGTAACATTCCACAAAGAAGAGATTGGTGTGCTATATGAAGGAGATGATTCATTCTACACTACAACAAAAGAAAGTAGATTACCAAACATTAAAAAAATAGAAAATGGCGGGAATTAAGAAAAAAGAAAGTGGAGGATTTAAAGATAAGTTCTCAACAAAAACAAAATATAAAGATACCAACTACTACTTTTGTGGTGAGGCTTTCTTAAGTGCTAGTGGATTACCAGGCCCTGTTATGGGAGGTATCAATATGTTCTTGGGACATAGTAATAGTTCCAAAACAACTGCCATGATATTGGCTGCGGCTGATGCTCAAAAGAAAGGACACTTACCTGTCTTTATCATTACTGAAAAGAAATGGAGTTGGGAACATGCTGTTGAATTAGGTTTAGATGCCAAGAAGAACTCTGACGGTGAGTGGGATGGTGACTTCATCTTCAATGATGGATTTGATTATATTGAACAAGTTACCGACTTCATCAACGAAGTATTGGACGCTCAAGAGAAAGGTGAGATTCAACAATCAATCTTATTCCTTTGGGATTCAGTAGGTTCAATTCCTTGTAAGATGACTTTTGATGGTAAGGGTGGTAAACAACATAACGCAGCAACACTTGCCGACAAGATTGGTATGGGAGTTCACTCAAGAATTTCTAAATCAAAGAAAGAAGATTATGCTTACTACAATACTTTGGTGGTTGTAAATCAACCATGGGTAGCTCTTCCTGACAATCCATTTGGACAACCGACGATTAAGGCAAAAGGTGGTGAGGCTCTATGGTTAGCATCTTCTTTAGTATTCTTGTTCGGTAACCAAGCAAGTGCTGGTATTAACCACATCACAGCAACTAAGAATAGTAGAACTGTAAGATATGCAATCAGAACTAAGATTTCGATATTGAAGAACCACGTAAATGGTTTAGGGTATAATGATGGTAAATTAATTGCAGTACCTCAAGGATATATTGAAGATACTAAAGAAGCTTTGGAGGCCTATAAGAAAGAGTATTCCCAATATTGGAATGGTATCTTATCAGGGACTGGTGAGATTACTTTGGAAGAAACAACAGATGATATCAGCGAGTAAAATATTTGTTAACATTTAAATAAACTATGTGTCTAAAACTTTATTGGTAGATGGTGATAACCTTTTTAAGATTGGCTTTCACGGCGTTAAAGAACTTTATAATGATGGGTCTCACATTGGGGGCGTTTATCATTTTATTAATACTATTCGCCGATTCTTGGATGAAGGACAATTAGATAAAGTAGTTGTTTTTTGGGATGGAAATTCAAATTCATCTGTCAGAAAAGAAATTTATCCGCAATATAAAGCGAACAGAAGACAAGATATGAATGATGATAAGTACATCTCATATCTACAACAAAAATCTCGAGTTAAGGATTACCTTGAAGAAGTTTTTGTGAGACAAGTTGAAATGAATAATAATGAGGCTGATGACTTAATTGCATACTATTGCAAGTTAGCAACAAACGAGGAAATTACTATATTCTCAGCTGACAAAGATCTAACCCAATTAATATCCCCCAATGTATCGATATATTCACCGATACATAAATCAATCTATAAGTTTGGGGATAAGATTAAATTTAAAGATATTGAAGTCCCGCACCAAAATGTGCTTCTCTGTAAAGTATTCATGGGAGATAAGTCAGATAATATTGATGGAATACAATCACTTGGTGAAAAAACATTTGTAAAATTCTTTCCTATTGTGCAGGAAAAATCCTGCACTATCGAGGAAATAATGGATAATGCCCGAAATATCCCGCAAGAAAAACCTATAAAAGTATTAACAAATATTTTGACTGGTAAAACAAAAAGCGGTATACTTGGAGAACAATACTACCAAATAAACCAAACGATAGTAGACCTTAGTAAACCACTCATAACTGATGAAGGAAAAGAGTTGGTTGAAACTATCTACCGTGAAACTTTGGATCCCACAGACCGAGGTTATAAGAACTTAATGAAGTACATGATGGAGGATGGGTTATTCAAGTACTTACCTAAGAATGATGAAGCTTGGGTAAATTTTTTGAAACCGTTTATGAAACTTACAAGAAAAGAAAAAAGAAAAATTAAAAACTAAACCAAATGAGAGATCAAGATCAAGTAAAGATGGAATTTTTGTTAACACTCAATGAAAACATTGTTGTTCAAAGATTCTTCAACGTCAGAGGATATAATCCTAAGGCGAGAGTATCTACGGATTTGTATGAGTACATGTATGATGTTAAAGAGATACTCCACAATTACCTAAGGATGAAAACTGTTGTTTACATGTTAGACAACAAAGATGCAATTGCGTATGATGCAAATGTAATGAACACGTCATTTACTGACGGACCTGAGAATTTTCACCTTTATGTGAAGATTGGTGATGAGACAATTTGTCATAGAATTTTTGACGGAAAATTATATCCACCAAAAGTTCGTTATACAGTGGACGTAAGACCATATTTGAAAGATATCCTTTCAAATCTAACTGACATTTTTTCCAAATACGATTTAAATCACGAATATTGTGGAATCGAGTTGGTGTAACAACTATTTATTAATTCAAGGGGGGACAGAGATATTATGCAGAAAAATTTTGACTATTTAGGAAATACATTCCAGGTTCAATTGTTAAACCAAATTATTGTAGATAAAGAGTTTTCAACAACTATCATGGATGTTTTGGAAACCACATATTTTGATAACAAGTATTTTAAGATCATCGCTCAGATGACTAAAGAATACTATCAAAAATACCAAGCTACACCAACGTTTGATACACTTGAGCAAATAGCAAAGTCTGAAATATCACAGGAGTTGGTAGTTAAGATTGTGTTAGACACTCTTAAACAAATTAAAGATGCTCCGTTCGACGGAAGTGTCTTTGTTCAAGAGAAAGCCTTGAAGTTTTGTAAACAACAAGAACTTCAAAAGGCAATGAAAAAAGCCCAAAAGATTATTGATGAAGGTGACTTTGAATCTTATGACAAAGTTGAAGAACTTGTTAGAGAAGCAATCCAAGTTGGGGAAAGAGACCTTGGGACGGGTGATGTATTTGCCAACTTGGAAGTTGTATTAGATGACGACTTTAGATCCCCAATACCTATCGGTATTAAGGGAATTGATAATCTACTTAAGGGTGGGTTAGCTAAGGGTGAGATTGGGGTAATATTAGCACCAACAGGTGTTGGTAAAACTACTATCTTAAGTAAGATCGCTAATACGGCATTTAATTTGGGATTCAATGTACTTCAAATATTTTTTGAAGACAACCCAAAGATCATTCAAAGAAAACACTTCACAATGTGGACGGGAATCGAACCTGATAATTTGGTTCTACACAAAGAAAAAGTCTTTGAAAAAATTCACGAAATTCAAAACTCAATGAAGAATAAGTTGGTTCTAAAAAAATTACCTTCTGATTCATTAACGATGTTACAAATCAAAAATCAATTAAGAAAAATGATTGCTGATGGTAATAAGTTAGACTTAGTTGTTTTGGATTACATTGATTGCGTAATGCCAGAAAAGTCATACGGTGATGAGTGGAAGAGTGAAGGATCGGTTATGAGACATTTTGAGGCCATGTGTCATGAACTTGGACTTGTTGGATGGACAGCCACACAAGGTAATAGATCTTCAATCTCATCTGAGGTTGTAACTACAGACCAAATGGGTGGATCTATTAAGAAAGCACAAGTTGGACACGTAATCATCTCCGTGGCAAAAACACTACAACAGAAGGAATTAAATTTGGCTACCATTGCAATTACCAAATCAAGAATTGGTAAAGATGGTGTTGTATTTGAGAACTGTAAGTTCAATAACGAACTATTGGAAATTGATACTGAGTCTTCAGTAACCTTCTTAGGGTTCGAAGGACAACAGGAACAAAAGAAGAGTGATAGAGTTAAAGAACTCCTTGAAAAAAGAAAACAAAGAGAACAAGGTAAGACGAATTAAATATCTCTTACTTTGAAAAAAAACTTTAAAAAAACAACGAATTTTTTATTAAAAATCGGGACTAATGGTAGTATGGTTTATATTTATCATTTAAAATCCCCGATTTTTTAATAAATTTCATTTAAAACAAATTACAAAAAACATGGACATTTCAAATCGAATCCTATCGGACATTACAGTGTATATGAAATACGCAAAGTATATTCCAGAATTGAAAAGAAGAGAGACTTGGCAAGAGCTAGTAACAAGAAACATGGAGATGCATATTAAAACGTATCCCCAATTAGAAAAAGAAATCCGTGAGAACTACATGTATGTTTACAAGAAACAAGTTCTCCCATCAATGAGATCAATGCAATTCGCAGGAAAACCAATTGAGATATCACCCAACAGAATTTACAACTGTGCATTTGCGCCGGTTGATGATTGGAGAGTATTCTCAGAAATCATGTTCCTTTTATTAGGTGGAACAGGTGTTGGTTATTCAGTACAAAAACATCACGTTGAAGTATTACCTGAAATCAGAAAACCAAACAAAGAGAGAGGAAGAAGATGGTTAGTTGCAGATTCTATTGAAGGATGGGCAGATGCCGTTAAAGTATTGGTTAAGTCTTATTTCTTTGGTGGATCAAAAATCGAATTCGATTTCTCTGACATCAGACCAAAAGGAGCTAGATTAGTTACATCGGGAGGTAAAGCACCTGGTCCTCAACCATTAAAAGAATGTCTTATCAAATTAGAAGGTATTCTTGATTCGAAAGAAGATGGTCAAAAATTGAGACCAATTGAAGTTCATGATATGGTTTGTCATATCGCAGATGCGGTATTGGCGGGTGGTATCAGAAGAGCGGCACTTATCTCATTGTTCTCTGCATCTGATGATGAAATGATCAGTTGTAAGAGTGGGGCTTGGTGGGAAACAAATCCACAAAGAGGTAGAGCTAACAACTCTGTTAGTTTAATGAGACATAAAGTTAATAAAGATTACTTTATGGATTTATGGAAGAGAATCGAAGCAAGTGGAGCAGGTGAACCTGGTATCTACTTATCAAACGATAAAGATTGGGGAACTAATCCTTGTTGTGAGATTGCTCTTAGACCATTCCAATTCTGTAACCTTACAGAGGTGAATGTATCGAATGTGGTATCACAAGAAGACTACGAGGCAAGAGTAAAGGCTGCATCATTCATTGGTACTCTTCAAGCGGGATATACTAACTTCCACTACTTGAGACCAATATGGCAAAGAACTACTGAGAAAGATGCGTTAGTTGGAATATCAATGACAGGTATCGGATCAGGAGCAGTTTTAAAGTTAGACATGAAAGCAGCTGCGAAAGTTGTTAAAGAAGAAAACAAAAAAACTGCTGAGTTATTGAAGATCAATCCAGCAGCAAGAACAACAACAGTAAAACCTGCAGGAACAACATCATTAACTTTAGGTACATCATCAGGAATACATGCTTGGCATAATGAATATTATATCAGAAGAGTTAGAGTTGGTAAAAACGAATCAATTTATTCTCATCTAAAACAAAATCATCCTGAACTTGTTGAAGATGAATATTTTAGACCACATGATACTGCGGTAATTGGAATTCCACAAAAAGCACCTGAAGGATCAATTCTAAGAAATGAATCACCAATCCAATTATTGGAGAGAGTGAAGAAGGTTCAACAAGAATGGATTAAACCAGGTCACAGAAGTGGATCAAATGCTCACAATGTATCTGCAACCATTTCAATCAGAGAGCACGAGTGGCCAGCGGTTGGTGAATGGATGTGGGAGAACAGAGAATATTACAATGGACTTTCAGTATTACCATACGACGGAGGTACATATATTCAAGCACCGTTTGAAGATTGTACTGAAGAAAAATATGACGAGTTGATGGAAACATTAAAAGATGTTGATTTATCTAAAATTGTTGAAGTCGATGATAACACAGACCTATCAGGCGAAGTTGCTTGTGCGGGAGGTGCTTGTGAAGTTGTGATGGCATAATGGAACACGATAAATTAGTTCAGAACATTGTAACTGGAATGTATGACTCGATCAAAGGAAACAGATAATACAGTAAGGGAGAAGCCAAAACTTCTCCCTTCTGATTTTTATATTGAAAACGGATTTAAAGTT